CATTCAGTTCTAGTGTAAAAAAGTGGCCACTAGCAGTGCAACCCAATAGATCGGGAGTACCATGTAGACTACTGTTTTCAAGCCTAATCCAGGAAATTTCAGGTATAGATTTTTTAATTTTTGCATATAATTTTCGCTCGGGTTTCAAGGTAACTAGGGCTTTCTAATCTGGTGTTTTAGGAGCGATAATTATCTTTTCTCTCGTAGGTTTTAGTACAACACGAATCATACTTTGTCCAATTATATTTGACTCTTGCACTTCAATTCTTTTTATTTCTTCAAGATGACCATTAACTTCCATGTAGATCACAGCGTTAGAAACTGCATTACCTTTCTTGCCATCGGTAAATTGATCTAGATACTCTTGTAAGTGTTTGACAAACATTACTCTGTATCATCCCAACGTGGAGCTTTACTGCTTATCTCTTTGATTTTAGCACCAGCTTTACGTAGCTGATCTTGCATATATTTCTTTTGTTTTTCTAACATCTGTATCTTTTCGCCAGCAAATTCAAGTTGTTCACTTAAAAATTTATTCTGCAGTTGCGATTTTTTTATTACAACCTCTAAATCATTTGGCCCTCTTTTGTCTTTCATATATTGACTTTATAGGATAGTTACCTTAAATTGTCAATCATGGGAGTACCAAAAAGACTGACAGAAATGCAACAGAGGTTTGCTGAATTCCTTGTATTCGGTGGGCCTGACGGACCAATGACTCAAACCGAGGCGGCGTTAGCGGCAGGGTACAGCCCTAAACGTGCAAGACAAGAAGGATCAGAACTTTGTAATCCAAGACTGTCACCGCTTGTTGTTAAACACATAGGTCAACTAAAAGAAGAAAGATTAAAAAAACATGAAGTCACTTACGAGGGACATGTTGCTGAACTTGCTAGACTACGAGAAGCCGCTTTAAAAAAAGGATCGTTTTCTTCTGCAGTGAATGCGGAAGCAAACAGAGGAAAAGCAGCAGGATTATACATAGATAGAAAAATAATAAAAACAGGAAAACTAGAGGACATGTCAGAACAAGAACTAGAAGCAAAGATGAAACAGTTATTAACCGATTACGGACAGATAATTGATGTGACTCCATCTACAACTTCTGAATCTTCTTTACCCACGCCCGAGGAATCATCGTCCGATCCCCAAAAGTAATTTCGTTATCATCTTTATCATAAGACGCAAATAGTTTTATAGATTTATTATCTTTAGAATATAGCCAACCTTCATTAACAGGTCTTGCTAATTTCATTTTGTCAAACTCTTTGTCGGTAGCCCAGCCAGAGTCACTGACACAATCAATCCACTCCACTCTGACTCTCGGATAAGGTATATCGGGAGCACCTTCAGTTGCAATTCTCTTACGTCTTTTCCTAGGCATAATTAGTTTTACTCTTTCGACACCTAGTTGACAATTTATTTTTTTGTTGCGCTAAAAATGAAAAAAACTGAAAAGGTATCGCAAATGCTAAAATTGACCTATAAGCGTTGGTATTAAACATTAATTTTTCGACACCCCCCCCCTCGCAAGGGTATCGCAAGGGTATCGCAAGTGTCGAAAATTTTGGGGTAAAGAGAGAACAAACCCCTGTCACCTTGAATTTGCGACACCCATTCGACACCCATTCGATACCTATTCGACACCCCAAGTGTCGAATTATAATACCTGTGGTGTCTTTTTTTCGCCATAATGTAGACTTATTACTGCCAACTTATCTTCCGCTTCAGCCATTTTCATTAAAAGCTTATCGACCTCTAGTGTAATATCTGGATGTTCTGGTATCACCAGCTCATGCTCACTAAAACATTTAATTTTATATTTAGCATCTTCTATTTCAGCTTCATATTTTTTAATTAAAACATTTTTAAGTTTATCATTCATCTTTCCATTCCTCCATTGTTTCATTACCATCTCTATCTTTGTAGAGTATATATGACTTTTCGCCATCGTAGTAATATCCTGATATCTCACGCTCCATTAAAAAAATCCTCCGGGTTAATATTTACTTTTGCTTTCTCTTTTTCATCAAAAATTAGGTCATGATAC